ATCCATACCTCTTGAAGGAGGGGGCATTCCATCTTCAAATCTTGGCATTGTAACCTCCTCTCTGTCTAAAGTTTAGACTTGGGCCTTACTGAATAAGCCCTCCCTTCTTAGAACTACCTTTCCGTCCACTACCTTTTCTCTTACCCATCTTTACTCACCTCCTTTCTTAGTATTAACTTTAATGTCGTCTTTTTAACTCTTTCAGTATCTCTATCTGGTTCTGTAACATCTCCTTCTGATTAGTTTCCATCTTTAGAGTTTGAACTTCAAACTTAACCGCTAGAACCTCTGCTTGTAACTTTAATCCCGCATCAATTTTTTTCATAGCTTCTACATCATTACATACGGATGATAGAACTACTTCGTTAAACTGAGAAGCGAAACCTATCTTAGTAAGCCATATCCCCCAAGCCATTAGGCCAGCGATAACTACACCACAAATACTCATCACCAACTTGTTATCAGTCCACGCTCTTTTCATCTCTTCTACCATAATTCTAATCCTCCACATTCTTCCTTCCTCACTTAGCCCTTAGTCACATCAAATTGGAATCGCTCCTTAGATAGTAGTATAAAGACGCTCTCCGATGGAAATTGGGTAGTGGAGTCTGCTCTCATTTTGATCTCGATTACTGAGTCCTTCTTTAGCTCTATGTCCTTAACTATGGTTGGATTGGCATAGTGACGCTTAGGAATGATATTCTCCGTCCAGATTTTAGTCATCTTATCGTCGATGAATAACTTAGTAGTAACCATAACATTAATAGGCTTACCCCAATTAGCTGTGTTATTGACTGCCTGAGTCTGGAAGACTATACGATATAACCCATCTTCCTTAATCTTACGAGATGCTACGACTTGAAGCTTTCCCTGCCACGGGAGAGAAGATAGTCCATATTGGATATAGTTATCATTATGTGCTAATTTGACTGGTGCCATATCTATCCTACCTGCCCCATTTGTGGGGATTCAGGATGTTTTTTCATATGAGTGATAGCTCTAGGGAGCTTGTTTCGAGTGGGCATACGCATACCCATCTCGCCAGTGGCTTTCTTCTCCTTAATCCTGGCTAGGATGCGATCTCTATTGGGCCATTCTAAGACCTCTAGAACCTCCTCATCGTCTAGAACTCCTTGGCCTAAGAGTTGCATGGCTACGATGCCTTTCTGCCACTTCGTTACAGTCAGTGATGTCGTGGGAACAACCTTAAACTGAAAGTCCTTAAAAGCCTCTAGGATGGAGATACCTTTCTTAGTTAAAGACGTCCTAACCTTCTCTCGTTCATAGACGTATTGTTGATACCGCTGACCAGGACCTAGGAGGTTGAATACTCTATCCTCAGTATAGTATTGAAAGATTCGTGGAATAAGTTTATTACCTACTCTAGTCATCCAGCCTTCTACTTGGCGAGCCTTCAGTCTGATTATAGTCTGGGCTGCAGTGGCTAGTTGTTCTATTGCAACACCTGAGGTTACTTGACCTGGTCTCCTCCCTTCAGTTACCTCAGTAATTCCACTGAGTTTTTCCATCCCGTTTATAAGTAACTCAAATAGCCCCATCATATATGTTGGTAAAGCTGGAGCTCCTTCTCGTTGAAGGGTTGTACCTTGACGCTTCTTAACTAGTGAACCTGGCTGATTCGAGAGACGCTCCCAATCCTTCGCTGACATAGCGTTCTCATCACCTATCCAGATGGGGTTACCCATAAGGATAGCTGCCTCCATCACTAAGGCTAAGAGCTTATTGAATAGAATCTGAGGCATCTCTAGTTTCTGTACCTCATTAAATCCATACGCTGAGTCAACGTTAAAGTCCCATTCCATCATGTCGAAGGGTAGTTCACCGTCAACGTAGGGGCCAGCTCCATCTTCGACGATAGCGCCACCAGCCACGACTATCTCACGCCATGCGGGGTAGGCTAGCTTATCATCTTTCTTAGACTTGCGGTCCTTAACCCAGAAGTCTCTGACGATAGACCTAGGGATCACTGATGATTTAGTGTCTTGGTCTTCCTTAGCGAAGAATAGAGATCGTATCATTGATACGATAGAGTCTCCTCTAACCTGTTCAGAAGAGAAGTCAGGCTTAATATCGTCGGCTACTTTGGGGTAGGTATCTCTAAGTTGGTCAGTGGGTCTAGTCGTCTCGAAGCTAAAATACTCACCTGATTTTAGGTTCCACGTACGTAGAATAAAGGGATCGAATACGAATGACCGTGGGTCGAGTATGACAACGTCTATGTCACCTCTCCCAAAGTCCAAAGCCTTATCGAAACAGGTGTTAGAACCACATAGGCCGAAGTGCTGTTCTAGGGTTACGAGTTCAATCAACTTCTGCTCAAATGATCTCTCTTCGAATATGGCCTCAATAGTTCTAGTGAGTGCATCGCACACGTCATCGAGGTCAGCCCTACGACTCGTAACTTGAATAGTGGGACGCGAATCCGTTAGTATCGCTGTCTTCTTCATAACCGTTTGGCCGAGGAAGTTCATAGCTGCGTCTATCTTATAGGAGGGACGCTTTCCGGGCCAGAGTCCACGTCCAGCGACTAGGTCGATAGAGCGCTTCCACTTCTGACTAAACTTATCCCTTCCCTTAGCTCCTTCGTCCCAGAGCTTGGTGAGGTGTTTGACTAGGTCTTGGTCGTGCTCACTTTGTGACATTATTTCCCCTTCTTACGTTTGAACATCTGTTCCGCTTCCCACTCTCTCTCATCGGAGTCTGGTACTTCAGTCACCTGATCCTCGAGTTCATATGGTAACGTAACTCCCATCGCCTCCTCCAGTGACTGAACTGCTTCTTCCATTATCTGAAGTGACTTTGGGAGCGGACTAGCCTTCTCTTTCTCTATCCACTTGGCATAGCGCCAATGCCTCACTAGATGCTCGACCTTAGTGTAGAGAAAGTAAGTCGCGACTATAGCCGCGTAGAGACTAAGGATTAGCTCCAATGACACCTTTTCTCTCCAATATAGCTGCTGACCCACAAGCATTAGAACAGAATCTTTGTTTCAGTCTCTTTGGGATAAAAACCTCCCCACACTTCTCACACTTCGCTGAGCTCTCTGCTATCTGTTGAACCTGCCATGAGGGGTCGATATAAGGTGCAACGAGAGAACCACTCTGATACTGACACATCAAGGAACCAAGAACTAGTTGCCATCGAGGTATCTTTAGGACTAGGTCTGCTAGTTCGATGGCGTAGTTTCTGATGGAGGGCTCAAGCTTCGATAGTAAGATATCTGCTGCGGCCTCAGTGGATATGTCGGTGGTAGTGGCTGTAGGTGTAGAACTAGGTACTCCAGTTTGAAATTCGTTAATTGATTCCTCTACTGTATCTGTTTGTACAATGGGGCCTTCACTAAGTCGCACTTTCCCAAACGTATCTTGTGTAAGGTCTGATACTTCTGTGGCATTTAAGTTACTTAAGTCCGCTAAATAATCCTCAGTACGTTTTCTAGCCATTTTAGTTCCTCCCCTTCCTTAATAGTTTAGCCACGCATTCTCCCCTCTATACCAATCTCTCTTCTCGCTTAGGTCATCTAGGATATAATTATCATGACTCGCTGGATCAGGTCTAGCCATCATTAGAGGTTGATCTGAATCAGCTATAGGATTAGCGAATGCACCTAGTTCCTTTAGAATTGATGACGACTGGTACGAGTGCGCCATTGTGAATATAGCAATCATATAACTCATAACTAGATCGTCATAGGCCGATTCGTCCGCTTCTCCACTTCCATTAGGGTTCTTGATGAAGGTCATCATCTCATCGAGGAGTTCAGATGATCTAATTACTAAGATATTAGCGTTAAGACAAGCTGACGTGTAATCGCAGAGGAAAGGCTTAGTCGCTACGTTAGTCTCCCATCCTAACTTCTTAGTGATGTTCTTACCGAATCTATCAAAGTACTGCCACCTATACACATTCCAGTATTGTTCCTTAATCTCGTTTAGTGTCGTGTGGCCATGATTATTGATCTCTGGGCTTAACATAGCGGTGTTATAGTACGTACCTAAATCAATAGCCTTACTAGCCAAGACTACTGGATCACATAGCCCCTTCCACTCAGCCACCTGCTCGATGATGGGAGTGGTAGTAGGTACTTTTACGACTACCATAGCTGATGGGTCTCCACCCTCTGTACCACCACCAACGTCTATTCCTATAGCGTACTGTGCCTCTGTAATAGGAGGCTCCCATATCTTTAGCTCTCCCTCTGGATGGGTGACTAGGCCATTCTTAGTGAGCTCTCCTCTAAATCGCGGTTCCTCGCACTTAGGTACTAGCTCTCGCAACTTCCCTCTATTAAAGTAACACTGCCCTGACGAGAGGAACGCTTCTAAATCATCGACTGGATATTCTTGATGAAATAGGTCTAGATCACCCTGAAAGTACTGAAGCATATGTCGACGCCAGTGGAGTTGGGAGATGTCAACTTTATACTTCTGTGCGAGCATCTTTTCTTCTTCATCCATCGTACCTATTATATCCTTAAACTCGTCCTTAGAGTCCTCAGTCTTACGATATTCGTCGAAGTCTATCCAGCTTAAAAAGACTGGCCAAAAATTAGACCTTCCCGCCTTAGCATTTAGCCACTCCTCGTGGAAGTAGTTCCCTCTCCCATTAGCGGTAGACTCTAGTATGACGATAGCTCCTGGGACGTTGGCAAAGGTTGGGATAGTAGAGCCCATAAGAGTCTCTGCATCGCTGAAGAACGCTACCTCTGAAAAGTGCGCACACGCATACCCACCAGATCTAACCGAATCTGATTGCTTAGACGTGTGTACTTCGATCCTCGATCTAAGTCCCGATTGTGTCAACCTATCCTTGTCTGAGGGATTCTCGAACACTAGTTCTCTCTTCGATGAATACCTTTTCATCGGCCTGAACTGATCCGGTAGATAATCGTAGAATAACTGAGACATTTGATATATAG